CGATTCATCTGGAGCATCACGATGATCACGGAGCACCCGAGAATAAACAAACTCGGGTCGGCACTACCGGAACGGACGGAGCTTTTGAGGCTCCGTTTTTAGTTAACTCTCTCCACATTTACGACAAGGACGCACGTAGCAGGATCGAGGACGGTTCAATGCGTGAGTTGAGCCTGGCCTATACGTTCGAGCCCGACTTCACGCCGGGTGAGACACCTGATGGAGAGAAATACGACTATGTGCAACGCAAGATCAGAGCGAACCATCTTGCGCTTGTTGAAACTGGGCGCGCTGGGCCTGAGGTAAGAGTTCGCGATTCTAATAAGGACTTTCTCAATATGGAAAAAGATGACGCTGTTGAGCAGGCTGAAGTGACGTTAGCAAAGGCGATTATCGATTTGCATTCCGTTGATCCCAACGGAAAAATCGTTGACGGCGCTCAAGATGATGACAAAGACGCGATGATTCAAAAAATCATCGAAGGACTGAAGGCAAAAGGCTTGACGGACGAAGCAGCTGAAAAGCTTAAGACCACTCTGTCTGACCTGGCCTACTCTCAGGCTACAGGAGACGAAGATCCTAAGCCCGATGATCAAAAAGAGGCACAGGACGATGATCCGGAGCTCGATGAAAAGATGAAGGATCCGAACTTCAAGGCTGGTTTTGAAGCTGGGGTTCTCTACGGTGAAAAACGTGAAAAGGACGATCCTAAACGCCTCGATTCTGATCACGAACGCGAAGGCGAAGAACGCTATCTCGAAAAAGAAGCAGCAGATGCACTGAAATCCTGTGGCCTTGATGAAGCTTCTGAAGAAGAGAAGAAGGCTTTCGCCGCCGGATTGAATTACGCCCAGAAGAAAGATGAAGGCGCACAAGATGAGGATCCGAAACCTGAAGACGGCAAGGAAGAGAAGAGCTCTGCTTCTGACTCCATGAAGGTTCTCAGAAACGCCATCTACTCTGAACTGGCCGCAATCGAAGAAGTCAAACCGGTGTTAGGTGTTATCCGTGCCGGATCCTATGACTCTGCAGGTTCCATCTATGTGGCAGCACTCAAGAAACTCGGTTTGAAAAACATCCCTGCTTCCGAAGCTCGTTCTGCATACCGCGCTTATATGCAAGGTCGAAAGGCCTTAGCTGGTGCGAAAGACTCCGGCGCCAAGGTGAGCGAGAAGCCGACTGCCGTCAGCGCAATTTTGAAC